GTCGGATAACGTATATTATGTAAATTGCAATCTTAGTCATATCAATAACTTGGAATATTTACCCGGTCCCGTTGCCCAATTGTTAAGATATGGTACGGTGCGTTAGCTCATTGATGCATGGGGTCATTGGTTGAGTGAAGCATTTGACTCAGGATTGACACGCCAGGTTGACGCAGGGCTCGGGGGAATCCAGACCCGGGGGGTGGGGGTCGATTTATAAATAGAAAAATACCGTCCCCGAGCCCCTTTCCCCGAAAAACACCCAAAAACCCAATAATTGACCAATTACATCCCCTTATTCACTTTTTTCTTCCATCCTTCAAGATCCCCCCGTACCCTTTGGAATAAATGACAACCACAAATCTTCCAGAGCAATTACACGCTTTCTTTGACCCCAATTCTCCTACCTCCGTGGCCAACCGGGCCCCGAAGAAGATCGCCGACAAACTCCTGGAGCTTTGTATGCGTGATCCAAACGCATGGGAGTATTTAGCGGACGAAGAAGCACTCTGTGCATACCTCTATAAACACCATCAGTTTAAGCCCTCCGTGGTAGACAACCGTATCCGCCTGGCTTTCTACCAGGAGCTGGAGGACGCAATAAATACGGGATCCACCATGGTGATCCACAGGGTGCACGCGCTTTCTTGTACGGAGACCGCCTTCAACAATATGTTTCTTAAATCAGTGCCGAGAGCCCTCTACTTGGCTTGCCGCCCAGAGAGCTACGAGCTTGTTTTGTCCGAAACACTCGCCCATGGCATGAAGCAGCTTCGCCGCATTTTGGACATGGAGGAGCGGGAGGGTGGAAAGCTGAATACAAAGCTTCTCGAGCTAAAGGTTAAAATCTACGCCATGCTCGATCTCAGAAAGCACGGCTCACCCACGCAGCGTATTGAGACGAAGGGGCTTCAGATCAATGCGAACGTGGGAAGCCTGACCAGTGTGCCGGGGACCAATCAGGAATCCCTGGCGGCTCTCATGGCCCGGGGCGATTTAAAGGCGATCCAAAACCGTATTTCGGCTATTGAGCATGAGAATAAAAAGGTTCAAGGGGCGGTAATGGAAGCGGACACAGTAGAGGTGGAAGTGGTTCGCCGTGAATGAAATTGACGTTAAAAAGAAGATTCTTGAGCTAAAGCAAGCAGAGCTCGAGCTTCGCATCGGGCTCCCCTTCCTCCATGGAAGAAAGCACTACACCTGGTCAAGAGACTTCTTCGAAGATAGAAATCGCAAAGCTTTCATCACCGCCGCCAACCAAATTGGTAAAAGCTCATGCCAAATTCGCAGGGATATTGACTGGGCCACCGACCCAAGTAAGTGGGAAGAGCTCTGGCCAACCGACCCTAAGCCAAATTTGTTTTGGTATTTCTACCCGACGTCTACGCAAGCGACCACGGAGTTCGACACCAAATGGCAGGAGTTCCTTCCGCGCAATACGTACAGACCGCACCCCCAATTTGGGTGGGAGGAGGAGAAGGATAAGAAGGAGATACGGGCGATCCACTTCAAAAGCGGGGTAACTCTGCAGTTTAAATCGTATGCCCAGGGGCTCGGGGCCCTCCAGACCGCTACTGTATATAAGGTCTCCCTGGACGAAGAATGCCCGGAAGAACTGTGGCCAGAGCTTGTATTTCGTACCCAAGCGGTGCGGGGGTACATTTCGGCGGTATTCACGGCGACGATCGGGCAGGAATTCTGGAGGAAGGTAATGGAGCCTGCTGGGCCCCATGAAGAACTGTTCCCCGAAGCATTTAAACGGCAGGTCAGTATGTATGACTGCCAGAAGTATGTGGACGGCTCTGCCTCCAAATGGACTGATGAACGCATCAATGAGGTAATCGCAAGCTGCGGATCCCCTCAAGAGGTGCAGCGCCGCGTGTTTGGGAAGTTCGTAAAATCGGAGGGGTTAAAATATCCGCATTTCGATGTAAAGCGGCATATGAAGCCCTGGCACCCGATCCCAAAAAATTGGAACTATTACGTTGGGGTGGACATCGGGGCCGGGGGTGCGGAAGGGCACCCCTCTGCCATCACATGGGTGGCTGTAAACCCCAACTACCAAGAGGGCCGGGTAGTCGCCTGCTGGCGTGGAGACGGGCTGCGGACGGCGGCTTCTGACGTATTTAATAAGTACTTGGAGATGAAAAAGGAGCTCGGCGTAGAGCCCGTGGGCAAATACTACGATTGGGGCTCGGTGGAATTCGGCGAGATTGCCATACGCAATGGTTCGGGGTTCGAGCGGGCTGAGAAAAGCCACGATATTGGGGAGAAGTACATCAATACCCTTTTTCGAAACGACATGCTGTTTATCTATGAGCGGGGGGATAGCGGTAAGTTAGCGGGGGAACTTTGCTCCGTAACCTTGGAAGGGCCTAAGCGCAAAAAGAAGGATGACGCCTGCTTTGTCGCTGGCACTCTAGTGGCCACCCCGACTGGAGAGAAGCCCATTGAGGAACTTTGCGTAGGGGATCTAGTTCTAACCAGCGCAGGGCCCCGGCCAATTCAATCCCTTATGCGGAGCACTTCCCGCGTAAAACGCTACAGATTCTCTAACGGGGCTTCATTGGTGGCCACGCCAAATCACCCAGTGGCTACAAAAGAACGGGGTTTCGTAGCCTTGGATGACTTGACACCTTACGATACAATTTGTACGCTTCCGGAATGGCAGAAACAATCGTGTTCAACGGAATTAAATTTAGGCGGTACCCAGATTCTCCTCGCAGGCATCTTCGAGTCTATTATTGGCCTAGCGGAAGTTATCGCTGTAGAGGAGTGGGCTCTTTGCACCAAGAAATTTGGAAAGCTACTCACGGGCCAATCCCCCCTGATTGCGCAATCCACCATAGGGACGGGAATCCCCTCAACAATGAGATCTCCAATTTGGAGTGCGTGGACAAACGAGAGCACCTTAAGAACCATTGTGATGAAAGGTTCTTGGAAAACCCAGAACTCTTCCGACAAGCAATTAAAAAAGCTATTCTGGCAGCCCCTGCATGGCACCAATCTCCAGAAGGGCGTGCTTGGCACAGCAAGAATGCCAAGGAGACTTACGCTAAAAGAGAGTTTCGCGAGCTTCACTGCGAAGTATGCGGGATTCCGTTTAAGACAAAAGATCTTAGGAAAACTACGCGATTTTGCGGGGGCACTTGCAAGGCTAGGGCACGTCGCGCCCGTTTACGTTTATAATTTATCCGTACAAGATAAGCACGAATACTTTGCTAACGGCATTCTTGCAGCAAATTGCGATTCATTTAGATATTGCGTGACAAAAATCCCGTGGGATTGGAGCATAACAGGTATAGACATAAGCCAGCCTGTGGAAGTTGTTGAAAAAACAGCTACGCAGATCGAAATTGAGGCCAGAAGGAAGGCTTTTGAATCCGAAGAGCGAGAAAACGACCGGATCCAGGAAGAATTCGACGAGTGGAACGACCTCTCGGGCGGCTAGCCCCTTTCTTTCTGGAGAGGAAGTCTGTAAACTCGTAGATACTTGTGCTGAGCGGGGGGTGGCCCATCTACAATATGGACCCCTCCAGATCTCTTTTGGCCAGCACCCCGGACGCGGGAACACGCAAACGGCATCGCCTGGGCCGACCCTCCCAGAGAATGGCTCTCCAAACATCCTGGATGAGCAAGCAACCGAACAGCACGCTGCCTTAACGAAAGACGAAGTGACGCTTCGGGAAGAGCAGATCGCTGAATTGTGGCTCACGGACCCCGCTCGAGCAGAGGAAATGCTCATGAGGGGCGAGTTCGAGCCCCCTGGGGTTTTAGAGGATGGAGAGACATAACGCAACAGAGCTAGATCAGCTCTATACGGATGCGGAAGAAGCGGATCGAGAATTATTCGCTGAAATGCGCTCCAATATCCTTCTTAAGAAGGGTGAGCACTACAATCGCCTCCGTTCCAACTTTTATAAGCGCCTCCGTGATGCTCGCGGGATCTCCCAAGAGCAAAAAATCCGTCTCACCAAGAACCACATCCCAAAAATTTCCAATGCGTATGTGAATCACATCGTAAGCTCGGCCCCCGGCGTTGGGTTTGAGCCCGCCCAGCAGTCAGAGCTCCAGGATCAGAAGGCTGCGGAGCTAAATCACTCTGTTTGGGACTACGGGCGCGAGAAAAATGCGCTGGATGAAGTAATTCAAGAGTGGGCCGAGGACTTTGTCGACATTGGCGAGGTCGCCACTAAGATTTTCTTCGACCCCGAGCTCGGGGATCTCGTATTTGAAGACCTTTATGGCTTCAATTTGCTGATTGACCCCGCTGCCACGAGCTTTAAAAAGGCGAAATGGATGATTATCCGCAAAATGGCGGATGTAAAGGGCCTCCGGAAGATGTTCCCGGACGAAGCAGCCCAGAAGGCCATTCAGGAGAGTTCGGACCAAACTTATACGATTTTTGACCGTGGGAAGGGCTCGTACCAGAAAACCAAGGGCGAATGTCTACTTAAAGAGACCTATTTCCGGCCCTGTGCCCAGTACCCCAATGGTTATTTCTATATTTCTGTGAAAGGCCACATCCTTCATGAGGATGAATTGCCTGGTGGGTTCTTCCCCATCGTGCAAAAGCCCTTTGAGCGCCTGCAAACGCGGGCCCGGGGTCAAGGTCTTATCAAAGTGCTTCGCCCCTACCAGGCTGAGATCAACCGTTCCGGCTCGAAAATCGCAGAGCACCAAATTACTCTTGGTGACGATAAAATCCTTATTCAGCACGGAACCAAGGTTTCAGCCGGGGCGTCTTTACCTGGCGTGCGCACTGTAAACTACACTGGCA